AAAAAAAGTCAAGGAAAAAACGAAATCTCATGTTAAAATATAAAAAGAAATGGTTTATAAGAAGAAGACAATGCGCAAACCCAAAACCACTAAACGTCAAACTAAACGTAAGACTACTACTCGTAGTATTAAGAAGGTTGTTAAATCGGTGATTAAATCTACCGAGGAGGTAAAAAAGGCTCCTTTACTTACCTTAGCTAATAATGTTTCTGTTTATGGTAATGGTCTCAATTATAATGGTGTTGGTCTATTAAACGGATGGGCTTCAGTAACTGCTGCTGGTATTATTCCCCTTGTTAGTCAAGGTGTCGGTCAATCTGGCCGTATTGGTAATGTTGTAATGCCTAAATATTGTGATGTCAATTATTCACTTCGTGCTCTACCTACTACTGATATTAACACTATAGGAGGTAATCCTAATCCTTTTAGAGGCAAAGCCTTTTTAGCTCGTGTTATACTCTATCGTCATAGATATGCTATAGATGATTTCGGTCAAACTGGTATTATGGAAGAAGGTGGTGCTTCCGCCGACCTTTCAGGTAATCCTCAACAATGGTTAGAGCGATACAATCGCGATGAATATATCATTAAGTATTCTAAGACTTATAAAATGTCTAACGATAATCATATATCTAATAATGCTGGTTCAAATTTTAATTATATTGACACTATGGCCAATGGTCACAAATCATTTGTATTCGGTAAAATCCGTGTAAAGCTTCCTAAGCTGATATATAATGATTCACTCAATCAACCAACTAATTGCGCTTATTATTTAGCTGTAGCTGTATGTAATGAAGACAGTACTGCTATTTCTACGTCTCAAGCCAGATTACAAGTATCTGCTCGTACTTTTATGACATATACGGACGCTTAAAATTTATCAAATTTCCCAAGTAGAAAATTAAATAAATTCATATGTATTCTATCTACATATAAATTTATCTCACCGAGCCTGCGAGGACGGGTGTCATGAGAGCGAGGGGAGCCCGTGCTCTGCCGGGCCGAAGCGCCGAAGGCCGAGCCGAGAGTGAAATGACGGGCCCCGGCGTGTATCTCCTATACGTCCCCTTCTTCTGCCAATTCTGACTCTGAGGTACTAGTATTACCCTCAGAGTACTTCGAAGGCATTTCATCAAATTTATTATTCATTTCTATAATTTCTATCCTTCGAAGTAATTGGTCCATGCTATCTTCTACATCTCTATTTTTATATATTTTTCTAGGGTGTAGCGATGATGATATTAATATTAATTCAGAAGTAAAAGGCATAGGTTCTCTACATCTACGTTTAACGGTGTGAGGCCATTTATCAATCATTTGTAAGAGTTCGTTATAGGGGATTTCACCACGGAAGTCATTGATACAAACAATTTTTTGTTGTTTATAGCCGTCTTGCCAACCGTTGTCATTAATTTTCCATAAGTAGTGTGTTCTAGGGTCATAGTCCTGGAATAAATAGTGTGATTTACCAGTACCTGTTGAACCATATATCCATTTACATTTAGTCATAGTAGTTCTGAATCTTTTTCTAAGGAATAAATCTTCCGTTTTACTTAAGGTTCTACCGTACAGGTGATACAAGTTGGGGTCTTCCTCAGCTATGTCATCCGCATCAATATATCCTTCTAATATCTTATCGCAAGTTTCTCTTAAGTCGTTTCGTGCTCCTTGGTGAGGTTGTGATATTTCACCGCGTTCTTCGAAAGTTCCGTCTTTCATGACATAATTTCTACATTCTTGAGCGGTTCCCCTACGTATTTGTATATTGGATTTTGGAAATGCTTTTTTTAAGGTATCAAATCTCTTTTGGCTAGCAAATTCAATATATGTGTGTATGTGTGGTGTTCCACATTTTTTACCTACTTCTTTACCAATGATTATATAATCACATTTATAAGACCATTGGCTAATGTAGTCTATTCTAGAATAATTGTTGGTGGTTAACATCCAAAATTTTGATTTAAGTGGGTTGGTCATTTTGCCTTCTATGTTTACCTTAGAAAAAAAAGTCAAGGAAAAAACGAAATCTCATGTTAAAATATAAAAAGAAATGGTTTATAAGAAGAAGACAATGCGCAAACCCAAAACCACTAAACGTCAAACTAAACGTAAGACTACTACT